GCGGGAGCATTAAGACCAACACGCCGACTGCAATAGTTAATAAGCACGGCTTGCAGGGTATTGTATCTGAGTACGGACAAGCAGAGACCATCAATATTATCCCTCATGGCGGGAACAATATGGCTACAGGAGCCAAAACAGTACAGATTAACCTTATTGTTAATAATCAGGTGTTTGCCCGTGCAATTGTTGATTCACTGGCACTCAAGGAGGCTGGAGTATTATGACCGTAAAGTCTGCAACATTTCTATACAAGAATTATATAACCAGCATTGACCAGCTGACAGTCAGCAGCAATACGGCAAACAGAAAACAGCTAATTAACCGGAACGAAGAAACCAAGTTTTATGCCATCGGGGAAGGTACGGGGTTAACTATCACATGGAACCCCGGGAGCAGCAAAACGATTAACCGGATATTTCTTCAGAACACCAATATTAAAGCCTGCACTATTAAGTATAATTCGAACGCTGTCAACTTTTCCCCAGCTATCAGTGTTTCCGGTAATGAAAAACCTAATCTATATTTTGAGATGTCAGACCAGTCTGTTGATGATGTTACCGTGACAGTGACTGATACAATAGACGGAGGCGGCGTGAGAATCGGGCAGATGTATATTGGAAAAGAACTGTATGAAATAGCTACCACAATCGGCGGTACTCTTCGGCATGTACCGGACGTGCAGCAGACTATTAATGTAATGTCCGATAAGACCACACAGAAAGTATATGTGCGCAGGCTCCGGCATTACGAACTCGGACTGGTGAAAGTATCGACATCTAACCGGGAATACTTCGAAACAATCTATGATGAAAACAGGCGTGGCACCGTTGTATTTGTTCCATATCCGGCAACTGGTGCAGATACATGGAACGGTTGGGCAGGACATTACAATTGGGTGAATGCTCCTGATATGGACAACTATACAAGGGACTTACCGGAAAACGGATACGACATCAATATCGTATTACAGCAAGCGTGCGGGGTTGGATAGATGACAATAAAAGATTATCTATGCCGTGGTGCAATATGGGCTTATAGAAAGATGTATATCAAACGATTACAGCTTGACGGTACATATGAGTCGGAGTGGCTGGAAATTACTGAATATGTGAAAAGTTTCGGGGTTATAATGAAAAGTTTTGGCGACCAAGTATTGCTATCTAATTACCAGATAGATGATATGACCATAGTACTGGAAAACTCACGCCGGACGTTCAACAAGGAAACTGATTACAATAGTATATTTTTTGGATACAAAACTAGATACCGGACAAAATTCAAAATCGAATCAGGGGTATACGATGATGATGACACGGAAATTCCCGGAGTGGTATGGTACGGAGTTTTGTTTTCTGACCCGGTAACAAATGACCAAGGGCAGATAAGTATACAGCTTGCATCAACTCTGAAAATGTTCCAGTACTACAAAGCTACAGGTATTAGTACTTTATCCGGGACAACTGCCGAACTGGTTGACCGGCTGGCTAACAAGACACAGAACGGAATATCAATTTTTAACCAGTTTTTCGAAGGCTTTTTGATTAATCCAAGTAGTGCGACATGTATGACTATATCGAGTCCGCTGATAACAGCAGACCAATCTGTCTGGGATAAGATTGTTCAGTACAGTATATATCAGGACTATTTTGCGTATGTGGATAACAACGGCTATTTTGTGTGGGATAGCAAGTCACCGACTGACGATGTCCAGTGGGTATTTAATGGGGCCGGAAGTAACGATGCAGATTATGCGGTTACGATAATGAGCGTGGACCGGGAAACAGAAGGAATCCCGAACACATTTACCCGGTGTGTTATCGAGTACGCACAGGACCAATTTGTTGAGAGTGCATTGGATTGGACGCCTGGCGATGGTTCGTTTATCGATATTTATGGCGAGAAGACTTTGCCAGCAATGCGGTTTTTTGAGTTGACGCAATCGGAAGCGCAGGAAGTAGCCGACCGAATAACAGATATTTATGCAGGAAACAAAAGGGAATGGGATATCAGTGCAGGATACATACCGCACTTGATACAGAAGGATAAAGTTACAATAAATTTTGTCGGGGAATTGAGTGTCAAAAACCCTTTTATCATCGGGGTAAGTAAGCTGGGTGGAACTGACCAGCTTGCCGGTTACACGAACTCTATTAACCTCAGCAATCAGGCGGCAAAAATAGTGGCCCAGAGGATTGATTTGGACGGACTGAAGAGCTGGTTTTTGCTTAAAGAAATTTAATTATATCGCTGACTGTTAGTAAATACACAGAGGCGCATATCTCGGGATAAATCCGGCGATGCGTTTTTTTTATTTTATAAAGGGGTGATTAATATGCCAATATTTCCAAATAATTTTAGTGATGGTGATGTGCTACCGGCAGCAAGTTTGAACGACTGGAAAGAGGAACGTGAGAATCACATATTACCGATTAACGGCACGACGAAGGAATATGCAGGTAGTGCATACGATATCGGTAGTAATACATATAAATGGAGGCACGGTTATTTCTCCGGCAACATAACCGGCACGCTCGCAACAGCAGCGCAGCCGAACATAACCAGCGTTGGAACGCTAACTGGGCTGACTACAAATGAAGATTTGATAATTGACAAACAATCAGGAATAAATGGATATCAATTGTCTCAGAGGTCAGGGGTTACTTCGTTTCCTGTAGCTGTAATAAGAGCAAACCAAGCAGATGTAGGCGTACTAGATATTTGCCCTAACGGAAGTCCGCCAGAGATATCAGGAAATGGATTTGCTTGGCTTGATGTTTGCGATACAGATGTTAAAGCGGGAACTCCTCCAGTGGGGGCTGCCAGGGTAGGCATTTTAGGTACACATATAGAGTTTGGGAGTAGGGCTTTTGATGGTGGCACATTAAAACCCTTAAAACTAACCATGGGCGGCACAGGGGCACTAACTATAGATACTTCACTTGGCACAACCATCCATTATGGCCTTAACCTCGGCACAGCAACGGGGGCAACTGCAGGGCAGATTAAGACAAGTAGTTATATATATTCTACCACGGGGTTTATTCTGAACGCTGGGGGTGCAGCTTCTGATGTATCAATTCAAACAAATATTGGTGGTGCTGGTAAGGCGGGTATAGACTTTGGTTCAGGGAGTGCTGCAAGAGACACTAACCTATACCGTGACTCAGCCAACGTACTCAAGACGGATGATAGCTTGGTGGTGGGAGGGTCATTAACCGGAACTACAGCAAGCTTTTCTGGAATAGTTACGGCTAATGGTGGGATTGATGCAGGGGGAAATGGTGTTGCGATAAAATGCAAGATAATAGAAATTGGTGACTGGGATATGGACAGTACTGCGTTTGTGGACGTAACAACAGGCATTAATCGTGATGTTATAAGAACTGTATATGTACATATATATGCTGATACAGGAGCATCTGTATATTCGCGTCCATTAGATTACCCGATGGAATCAGATGGGTCATATGATGTACAAGGAACATATTGGATAGCGGATGGAAGTATTAGGTTGCGCAGAAAAGCGTCAGGTGAGTTTGATAGCACATATTACGATTCCACATCTTATAATCGTGGATGGGTAACAATATGGTATACGGAGTAGAAGTAATGAAACCAATAATAGCATACTTATTAATACTGTTCTATTTTCTTTGGCTTGCTGATATTACAAATTCCGATGTTAGGATTGTAACTGAAACATCGTATGGCAAAGAAGTTAATGGCAACGCAGGGCTTGAAATGCTCGTTAAGGGAACAATCAAGCTATCCCAGGACATTGACATTAAAATAGGAGTTTCAGAGGGCTATACTGCGTTTCGCAATGCTCCATACTCTCTTAACCACGCTGGGACTAGATTAGATATAGGGTTTTTGTGGGCACTACCGCACGATTTCCAGATAGGATATACACATTCTGAACGTAGATGGTTTGAGGGTGCAAGTCCGGTAGATGTGTTTGATTATGATTCGATTGATACTATTACGATTCGAAAAGAATTTAAGTTGTAATAACAGATTGGAGTGGTAACAGTGGGAGAAGACGTATTGACGGAAGCGGAACAGTTGAAAGTCCGGGAAATAGCAAGGATTGTAATGCAGGAAATGAAGCCGGAATTTGTATGCGTGAACCACTGCACAGAGCGTCAAGGCTATGTAAGGACATGGCTTATAGTGCTTAGCATTTTTGTAATTATAGCACTCGGGGAAAGAGGCATTGAGATATGGAAAATGATAAGGAGCGCAGGACTATAAGGCCAAAGTCTCCGGCGGAAATGAAGATAATTATTGACCGGATAATTAAGCGTATGAAAGGAAAATGTGATGTACAAATGCAAACATTTCAAAATAGAAGAATTAGTCCCGGAAAAGACATATAAAACACATGGTGATGACTCTTGGAATTTGTTCGATGAAAGGATACTCAAAGTAATTGATAAAATACGTGATTATTTCGGCTGCTCGATGGTAATTAACAATTGGGCTTCCGAAGGTAATATGCAGTTTCGGGGGTATCGATATCCGGGTTGTGGCGTCGGAACCCCTACCGGAGCGCATTACAAAGGCATGGCAGCAGATTTCAACCTGTACAAACAAGGCAAGCTTCTGGACTCAGAATTTGTATCAAAGGAAACAATCAAAAACAAGGCTAAATTCCCCGAAGTAAAAGGGGTGGAGGTTGTTAATGGGTGGAGCCACGTAGATGTGATGCTGAGGGCTGGTCAGAAGCCTGGAACGATATGTGTTTTCGGTACAAAAGGTTTTTTGTACTGGGCGTAAAATGAAAGGAGGTGGCTGTAGTGTTTGAGCTTGGATTAATAACAGTTTCTATTTTTGTGCCGGCTGTTCCACAAGTAATAGTTATAGGCGCTTGTTTGGTAAGCCTTTTGCAATAATTAATTAGGAGGATTGAATCATGTTTGAAAAAATAAAATCTAGGAAATTTCTGCTTACTTTGGCTGGTATTGCTGGGAATATACTGCTTGCAATCGGTGGTCAGATTGATGCAGGTACAGCGGTGCAGAACATAGGAGGTATTATACTGGCTTATATGGCTGCTGAAGGTGCGGTAGATTTCGCCGGCGCGCTAAAAAAAACTTTATCGAAAGAATAGTAGCCGATGCTATTGCATGTAAGGCTAATACTGTAGCTCAGCCAATAATAAGCTGGGATACTATAGAGAGCGGGATTATCGAGGCGGTAGCAGATTATCAGGAGCAGATTGATAATAAGCCGTTTCTGATTAATGGGAAGCCTGCTAAGGATAGCCTTAAACAGTTTTTTGAATAACCAAATGCCCGGAATTTAACCGGGCTTCTGTTTTAATTGGTTGATATATTCCTTAATTTCCGGCTCTAATCTTACCGGGATTCTTATCAATTTTGTGGGGTCCGGCTTGCGTCCCCTTTTTTTGTGTTCTGGCTTTACTTCTCTAGCTCCGCCTCTTGCCATGCTCCATCACTCCTTAATTTTAGCGCAGCTTAACAGCCATGCCTAATTTCCCATATTGCTTTAGCAACGTCATTTATTGGATAGTTTTCACCATTTATTACAACTGTTCCTTCCCACGCTAAAATTTGATTAGAATTTAATATATACCTATATCCTCCAGAAAACTTTAAATATTCCTCTTTCTGGTTGCTAGGGATTATTTCTCCTTTTTTCGCTGAATACTCATCCCTAACACAAACTTTATTCCCAAACTTTGCATTAACTCTTAATTCTCTGACTATTTTATCTATCTCTTTTTCTTTTTCTGTTTTGTTTTTTTCTATTTCTTCTAATCTTTTACATTCTTTAAGGTAATCATTTATTATATCTTCCTGCCATTTTTCAATTTTCCCGGAAAAACTGGTTATTTCATCCTCTGTTGTATATATTTCCCCTGGATTTTCTTTAGAAAGAGATATAAATCTTGTTTTATTTGTTTTCTTAATTTCCTTAATTACCGCTACTGGCCATATTTTTTCTAGCAACTCAATTTGTCCTAATTTAATTCCTTTATATTCCATTTCCCTTACCTCCGTTTTTTATTGCTCCTACAAAACTGTAGTTTTTTTTATTGTTTCTAGGTACACTTTAAGGTTTTTTATTTTTGTTTGCAGAACTTCTATATCGCCTTCTGGGTCAAATTCTAACGGATCAGGGTTTTTGATAACAAAACAATCAATGGACCACTCTTCGATATCACCATAATTCATTTTTTCGAATCCCGGATATTCGCTATTGTCCCATGGGTTTTTTATTTTTGTTGTTGCTAATTCACTTCGATGTATTTCAATTTGTTGACGGATATAGCTAATCATTATTTCTTTTGCTTTTCTGTATTCTTCATACGTAACATTCATTTTCGTTCCCTCCGTTTTATTTGTTTTATTTAGTATTCTACGATTACGATGTCGTCCCTTTCTGGGTTTCTATATTCACAAGCGTAATACTTTAATTCTTTTTCTGCCTCTTCCCTTGTTTCAATTCTGTTTAGTATTTCCTCATCAGTTGTGTTATTGTATATCATATACATTTTCCTTGCCTCCGTTTAGTCTGTCCTCTGTATTCTTCCTGCGGGCTTGGAACCGCCATCGGCTCATTGCAGACCGGGATTGCTCCCGGGCTCCATACTAATCCTTATGCATTGTAATTCTATGTGTATATCCCGACTCTACGCTTCCGTGCTTTTCGTCTTCTACGTAATGGTAGCCATCCAGTTCTATGTTATATATTTCATCTTTTATTTCTTCGTCCCATTCGTTGTAATTAATATATTTGCTTGTTCCATCCTCTGTTACTTTAATATCCAATATTGCTGTATTCATTTCCCTTACCTCCGTTTTTTTATTTTGGGCTTTTCTCTTGCCCTCATACTTATAATTATACCACGTTTTGAAAAAAAGTAAACAGTATTTCAAAGAAATAATAAAACAGTGTATTTCTGAAAGTCAATCAGGAGTAAGGCTATAACATACCGAGAAAATGGGGTATGTTATTATGCTGAATTCTGGCATTTATTGAACAAATCAGTGAAAGATTTCCATAGTTTAATAAATTGCGCATAATGTCCCGGATGGTTCACCATTCTACAATTCTTGTTAATATTCAGTATAGAAATTATGATGTCAGACCATGTGTGAATAAGGTTTTCACCGTCCCAGAAAAGGTTGCGCGTAATTTGACCACCTAACTGACAGAACGCAACCCTGTTATCAATGTTCAGAAATACCGTTTTATAGTTTGCTACCATCACAATAAAGTTGTACGCTGACATATTGCTTTCGGTGTTTGCTTCCATAAGTGCAGTTTGCCTGCTTAACAGGTCTTTTCTCAGTGCCTGGTATTTGATATTTAATTCTTTGTACTTAGCCGGGGTGATTGTCCCGTCTGTCAGCAGATCGTCGGTATTCTCAATCTGAGTATCAATCCTGCTAAGATGTGCCCGTATATGCGATAATTCGGCCCTGTTCATATCCGTTTGTTGTTTGATGAACTGTTTGACATTGTCCATCAGGATCCGAAGTGTTTCTTTTTCAAACTGTAGTTCATCGAGGGCAGTAAAAAAGTATTCCAGTATTTCACGTTCAGACAGGTATTTTGTGTTTTTGCATTTCTGTGTTTCGAACTTAGAGGAGCACCGGTAATACACATACGTTTTTCCGTGCCGGTTGGTTTTTTCTTCTCCAACCATAACCCGGCCACAGCTGCAATTTATCAGCCCGGAGAAATTGAATTTTTTTACAGTGCGCTTTTTGTTGGTTCTGGACAGTTCCATTTTCTTTTGTGCTGCATAATAAATCTCCTCTGGTATGATAGGGGTGTGATTCTGCGGCCACAGTTCCCCAAACGCACGGAGTTTTCCAATATAGAATGGATTTTTCAGAGTGTTGAATACTGTCGTTCGGCCTAGCTTGTTTTCTTTGCATATAGAGGCAATAGGGACGTTGCGCAAATAATCAGCAAATACCTTTTTAACGGTGAATGCTTTCAGGTCGTCAATGATAACCTGCTTTGTGTTCTTGTCTATCTTGTAACCCATAGGGACCGGAAATATATTCTTGCCCTGGGAGGCTGCTGTAATCATGCAGTCCCTGACACGTTGACTGTGGTTGTCGATAAAATTCTTAGCCATTAGCGCTTTGATCCCAAACAGGAAAAGATCGTTATTGTTGGAATCTTTGTGAAGCGGGAGTCCTTCTTTAGCGCGGTGTATCCAGATGCCGTGTATTTTTATGAGGTCTTCTATCAGTACATAGTCGTGCATGTTCCGGATAAGCCGGTCAGTCAGTTCGACAACGATGTGTTTGATTTTTGCTTTTTTTACAGTTGTAATCATTTCATTGAATATTTTGCGTCCGGCTTTGGCTGCTGATTCGTGAGTGATGAATTCCTGCACTACAGTAAGCCCGGAGCGTTTGGCATAATCACGGAGATAGGAGATCTGTTCGTCGATTGAAACTCCGGTGTCAAACTGGCGCTGAGTGCTGACTCGGCAATAAAGAACGGCTTTTTCTGTCATTATAATATATTAATCACAACCCCATAAATGATGTTATTTTTTCAACAGTATAATAAGTGTAAATAGAAGGGAAACTTCTAAATACTGTATTTTTTGCCTTAATTTCATCGTTATCATATATTCTTACGGTTAATTGTTTTTCAACGCCTCCTGTAGAATACGATGAATTGGCCATAATAAATATATAATCATCACTTTCTGCACTAAAAGAATACGTCCATGGCAATTGTGCATAATCTATTACTTGATCTAGCTCGTTTACTGAAAATTTAATATCAGCCTTGTTTATTTCCCCAAGAACTTCTAGTTTTATTTTATGAGGTTTTTCTGAGCAACCAGAAAGTAGAAACAAAAAAATAAATATTATAAGTATCTTTCTCATATAGCACCTCCAGAGTCGATTCGATACTAAACCTGTCGCCAGCAGCTAAAACATCGTGTAGCACCTTTGGCGATAGCTACTCCGCAGTGCGGGCATCTGTCTGTATATTCAATTTCTTTATTCCCGCTGAAATTATCAACTATTAGTTCAGTAGCAAGCTCGTTTATAATTTCTTCGCGTACTGAATTATCAGGTATTTCCATTCGACAATGTTTACATATTTTTGCTTCTTCTTTTACGTATTCAGCGCAATAAGGGCATTTCCTTAAGTTATATCCTGAGTTCTGGTGTACAATTTTCCTTGGAGATACAACAGCCCACAACAAAGAAACTACCCAACCAAGAAAAGTCCACCCTAATAATAGGTTTAGTAGAAAAATCCCGAGTGAGTTTTCTTTGTGTTGACCAATAAGAGAAGGTAAAAAATATATCAATACTGAAATGATTAATAGAACAACAATAAGAAATTCCATACAGCACCACCTTGTATAATTTTTCCGATACTGAATCTATATTTTTTTGAAGATATCAACCACTGTACCAATTATTTCCAGGTACCCGCACGGGACAATATTTCTGAATTCTTTGTTGGCTGATATTAACTCACAATGATTATTAATGTTTTTGACGTACTTGATAGCATGGTGGTAGTTGCCTTGTTCATCCTGATATCGAACAAGCTGCGGTTTTGATTCTATAATCTGAGTCGTGCGCTTAATCCCTGCGTATGCTCCATCCGGTATAAGTGGCAGCATACTGGTCCCGGTTATCTTCATCACAAAGTCAGCATCAGAGAACCATGACAGATGCTGTTCAACCTGGTTTTCCTCAAAATTTCCCTCATATCCTGCGGCAACGGGGTATTCATAAACCGGCAATATTTTCTTTATTGATGGCGGTTGAATCTCTACCATCTCCACATTATCCTGGGCATGCTGGAGCATGTTACCCTCACCATGCAATAACCAATTATCATTAATAGACAAGTAGTTGCCTATTTGTTTTGCAAGTTCTGGAGTGATTTTTTTATTCCCAGATTCCATGTTTTTTATGTGATACCATTGCTTCGCTTGAAACCCGATCCTACTTGCTACCTCGTCCTGAGTTAAATGCATATATTCCCGTATTTCGCGCAGCCTCTGCCCTCTTTCAATATCTTCTTTTTTTATATTTCTAGCCATAGATAAAAAATTGTCCTTGCAAATAGGTAAAAAGTTGTCTATAATTTTAGTTAAGCACATGAAGCAAAACCAAATTAGTTTATCAATTGTTTTTAATTTTTGCAATGGGAGTGATAAAAATTGAGCAATAAGCACCTAAATGATCTGGATAAGGAAATCAGGATAGCGTTAATTAAAAAGAACATGAACCTGAAAGATGTCGCCAGAATAAACAAAGTTTCCCCGACGATGATTACGCACCTGATACAAGGCAAATCGAAAAGCGCCAGACTTTCACAATGGTTTAAAGACAATCTAAAAATAGAAATTTAAAAATATTTAATTCTTCAATAAGGAAATATCTGTATGTTTGATTGCCATATCGACCCATACGAGCTAACTGATTTTTGTAATGAGCATGATTACATTTTATTAATGCTTGGCGGTGATGACTTTTTAGAGAAATGCGGATTGATACAAAAACGCAGGGAAATTATCAGTGATGATATTGAGCACATGCTCAAAGAAGAGGTCGCTTAATGGATTTGGAAGATAAAAATAATATTGGGGGTTGAATATGAACATAATGTACTTAGACAGTGAACCAAGGCTATGCGCACAATCTTTACACGATAAGCATCTAAATGGAGTTATGCCGAAAGAGGCAGTGCAAATACTATCAACCGCACTCAGAAGGATAGGGTTGAATATCGGTTACAAATCTTATAACCCTACCGGAAGGTTTGTGAAATGGGTACTAGTTTCGCTGGCTAATTATCAATGGCTATATGCTTACGTTTTAGCTTGCAACACTGAACATCGGCACAGGTTCGGTAAAAACCACTACAGTTTTGAAGTATTAATGACACTTCCTATATGCCCGTCCCTCCCAGACACACCATTTACTGAGCCTCCGATGGCAATGCAGGGCAGGGAACATAACTACTATATTTCACGATGCACAGCACAAACATTTGCAAACTGTAAGCCTGGGCCATGCAAATACTGTGATTTGAATAAGGTAGATACAGTTGCATCGTATCGAGCATACTACAAAGCCGAAAAGCAGTACAACAAGGCTGGTAAGTTTATAGCCACATACACAAACCGCAACAAGCCCGTATGGTTCCCAGAATCAAAAGAGGTAAAAAGATAATGCATAGAGGATATATAAAACTTTGGAGAAAGATTTTGGACGACCCAATTGTAACAAATAACAATGCCCTAATTGTTTGGATTAACCTGCTTATCAGGGTAAATCATAAGCCTACAAAAATAATCTGGAACAAGCAAGAAATGACCATAAAAGAGGGGCAAATTATAACTGGACGCAAGAAATTAGCTGATATATGCAATTTGTCTGAACAAAATATTAGAACGGCATTATATATCCTAGAATCAACCAGCAAAATAACCATAAAAGCACATTCTAAATTCAGCCTTATAACAGTAAATAAATGGAGCGAATACCAGCAAGAAAACCAACAAACTAACCATCAAGCAACCATCAAACAACCAGCAAGTAACCAGCAGCTAACCACAAACAAGAATGATAAGAATGATAAGAATGATAAGAATGATAAGAATGAAGAAAAACCCCCTATATCCCCCAACCCTATCAAATTCGAAAACGAATGGCTGGGTGGGTTGTTTTCTAAGATTTCTATCCAAAACGAAATAACCAGACGACAACTGCCAAACCATCAGGATATTAACAAACAGATTAGCCTAATATCTGATAGGGAGTTTTCTAGCGACAAGGCTGCTGCATTAATCCGCTGTGACCAGATTATATCGGAATTATCTAAAAATAGTGAAAAAACAGGGAAATCATACGATGAAATCAGGAAAAGAATGGAGGAAATAATCAATGCAGAAGAACAATGAATACATGGAAATCTTTGTTGATGGATTGGTTGAAGTAGCTAGCGAGTCAAACATCAAAATGACCAAGAAAAAAGCTGAAATGATATCTGTACAAGCAAAAATACAGTTCCTTAATAAAAAATATGTATTACAGACTCTAGACGCTTTGAGGGGGATGATGCTGAAACCGTCAGACCTGAGCTCTGATGCGATTAGAAAGCTGTATTTTGATATCCGGGATGCCGAAGAGACAAAAAAAACAACCAATGTTACTACTCAGGACCATGGACCAGGGCAACCCAATACAAAGTCACCAGCAGCAAAAGAGTTTTTCTTTTTGTTTCGGTATATGAATTCGCACGAATACAAACAGCAATCACCTGATTTCCGAAAGATATTGGTTAGGTATGTAGAGACTACCCCAAAGGACATTAATCTTACAACCGAAGATGAACTATATAACTACGTTTTTGGAGCTATGCAGAAAGGAAATACGCTGTTCAAAGCAACAGCATGAAAGGCAGGTGAAAAGGATGCTGATAGAATTGTTTGAATGGTCTGTTTTTGGATTATTTGCACTTGTTAATGTGTTTATGTTTTGTGTGCTCTTAGGAATTGTTGTAACCACGATTGAGTAGTTTGAACAGAAACGTAAAATAGAAAGGATGGTGAAAGAAGCACAGAAACAAGTGGCTGAGATTAATAAGCGCAGAGAGGCATTGCATAGAGTAGTGCTGCGTACCGGGAAATAGAAGGGACGGTGAAAGAGTGGAAAAACATGAATCTCATTATTTTTGCGACGTTTGCATGAAAGAAGTTGACAATAAATGTAACCTTGAAACGTGGAAAGCATTTGGGATAGAGATTGACGATGCCTGCTATGAATGCAGGAAAAAACTTAAATTATTAGTTTCCGAAATTGGTTCAGCAGCAAAGCAAATGATTCATAGCAAAATAGCAGAAATAAAAATGCAAGATGAATAGAAAACCCCTGCTGGTAACAGGGGTAGAAACAAAAGATACCAAAATTATAACACATCAGAAAGGAAATGATAATGAGTAAGAAAGACATACAAAAATATATTAGCAGGGCGAATAAGTATAAGGCTGTAGGTCATCCTTACAGGTTGGCAGCATTGGAGTTTTGCGTGGAAGAGAAATGCGTAGGTGAAATTGAGAAATATCTCGGTATCCCACAGTCGGCAGTATCTCAACATATTAGCGTATTAAGGACAAGAGGATTAGTTACAGAGCGCAGGTCAGGAGTGTTCCGGTATTACAAAGCGACTCCGGAAGCCATGGAGATAATTACGGAGGTGCAAAAATGATAAGTACACGCAGTAAGGCAAGAGCTAGAGATTTGGCGGATAGGATAAGGAGACGGTATAGAGAAGATATATCGAAACGGAAATTAATATCTGAACAGATTGCTAGGTCTGAAAAGAAAGTATGGGAGGTATTACGCTAATGTGCCAGCAAATTGCAGTTATGGAAGAGGTAAAAAAGATTGAAAATGAGCATTTTGCATGCAAAACATACAAGACTGTGTATGAACTAATCGAAGAAAGAAGAGCAAGGCGTAGGGAACTTGAAAAGGAATTAGAAATTTTGGACAGGGAGGAAAAAGAATAATGGCAGAGAAAAAAGCAAAAATGAGTCTGATGAAGTTGGACGAATCAATTACGGAATTGCAGTTAGAACTTGAAAAAATTGCAGAAGAGCATGAAGGAGAAATCCCGGAAGAAAAGCTAAAAGCACTTATCGAGATGCACGCAAAAGTACCTGAGAAGCTGAAAAACATTGTTTCTTTCATCCGGTACACAGATGCTTTAGCGGAAATGTACGAGGCAGAAAAAAAGAGAATGGATGCCAAAAGAGGTACGGCAAAAAACACAATCAAAAATATCAGGAATTACATAAAGTATTTCATGGAATGCACGAAAATAAAGAAGCTCAATGCGGTAACAGCTAATATTACTCTTACTGAAAAAGATGCCATAGAAATAGTAAAAAACGAAGCCGGACAAGAAATGATTGATAGCATCCCTGATAACTATTGTGATTTCAGATTGAGTTTTGTTGCTGCATCTCAATCGGAAGAAATTATAAAGGCAGTCAGGTCCGGAGAAAGTGTTCAAATAGTTGTTACTGATGAAGATGGAATCCCGAAAATTCTTACATCATATTGGCAAGTAACAAAAGAACCGAATAAAGACCTGCTGCTGAATACCCTAAAAACAGCAAAAGAGCAGAATGAGCAACTGGATATACCAGGTGTCAGGTTGATTGATGCCAATTACATAATGATTCGATAAAGAAAGGGAAAAACCAATGTTTAAAATAGCTGTAAAAGAAAAATTAAAAGCAAAAGTCCTCCTTGATGGGGGTTCTGGAAGCGGAAAAACTTATTCAGCATTGATGCTGGCTGAAGGACTTGCCGAGGGTGGAAAGATTGCTCTCATAGATACTGAGAATAGATCCGCATCTCTGTATGCTGACCGGTTCAAGTTTGATGTCCTGGACTTATATGCACCATTTACGCCAGAAAAATATATTGAAGCAATAAAGGCAGCGGAGGACTCTGGATATGCAGTGTTGATAATCGACAGTATTACCCATGAGTGGAATGGTGAAGGTGGATGTCTGGATATCCAGACTAACCTTGGGGGTAGATACCAGGACTGGGCAAAGGTTACACCCCGTCATAATAAGTTTGTCGGGGCAATCCTGAATAGTAAAATCCATGTGATATCAACTGTACGTTCAAAAATGGGGTATGACATGGGGATGCAGGGTAACGGAAAGATGGGCGTTCAGAAAGTCGGGACACAGCCGATTACCAGGGACGGGTTTGAATACGAAATGACAGTCGTGTTCAGTTTGAATCAAAACCATTATGCCGGATGCAGTAAGGACCGTACCAGCATGTTTGACGGGAAAGATTTTATTGTTACCAGGGATACTGGCAAACAACTTTTGGAGTGGCTTAATTCCGGGACTGACAATACACCTGTAAAACCTCAGCCAGAAGTAAAAACAACTCCTCCGGCAACTAAGTCTGCAACTGCAAAGCCAGTAACTACGGAGAAACCGAAGCAAGAAGCTCCTGCACAAACAGAAAAACCAGTAACTAAGTCTGAACTAACTCAGACAAAAGAATCCGAGTTAACACAAAACGAAATAAAGCTACTGAAAGACACCCTTGGTCATCCTTATTACGGGGAGCAGGCAAAAATATATTTTTCTGAAGTAGGAGCCGACATGGTCAACCTTGAGAATGTTACAAAAAAACAAATGGAAGAAATTAAGAGCAAGTGCATAGCTTATTCGGAGAAAAACCCGGTAAAAGACATAATTGAACGCCAGATGAAAGAAAAACAGGCACAGCCAGAACAACAAAAATTAGTCAAGGATGAATCTACAAAACTTGTAAATAATCCAATGCCGATAGACCAACCAAAAAAAGCAATACCGGGACAACTAGCTGCTATTGATGAAGCTCTTTTCGGGGAGCACAAAGCAATAATGGAGTCGGAAATGGACAAGTTGAAAGTGTTTGACCCTAAGGACCTGACTTTCGAACAGGCAAAAGTATTAATGGTTAAGTATTCGACAATTGTAGCAAAAAAGCAAGCTGATGCAGCTGCTTAAAAAAATATAAACAGGAGTGATAAAAATGATAGGAGATAGATTAAGACAGGCACAACAAGATTTTGAAGGAGCAGAAATGAAAGATGATTTTGTAAGAATCCCTGACGGTGAGTATCCTGGAATGATATCAAATGTGACCATTAATGAGGATAAGCTTGGTGTGTTGAGGCTATATTTTGAAATTACGCTTACTGACATGAATTATACAGGACGCAAGGTGTACACCAATGCTCCGTTGGAAGGGCAGTACATTGGAATGTCAAAAAAATACTTGAAAATTCTTGGATTTGATATTGAAAATTTCGTGCTTGAGTCGCTGCCTACCAGACTTAGCGAAATTTTGTACAAAGATGTCATCGTTGCTTTGGTGACAAAAAGAAATGAAAATTCCGGTAAAGATTTTCAGTCCGCGTACATTAACAGATTAGCAGAAACAAACCATGAAAGCACATCCAATGGAATGTTCTGACAGTAAGATTGTTGCGTGTTCCGGCTGTGAGAATTCCTACGAAATCGATGTAGCTTACACAAAGACGGAAAAGAAACTCTCACAGCTGATTAGGGTCCACAAATACAAATGCGTAGAAAACCCTTTGATTGAGTTATCGAAAGTTGGCGGTGTGCTGACTGCTCCAGTAGTAAGTTGCAAACTGGAAAATTATGGAATAAAGGAGAAAAAATAATGTCAGAAATAAGTAATGTTAAAAAAGTAAAGATTAATGGTGACAAAATATCAATTGAATTTGAAAAGACGAATACTACTGGTGGACTTGACACATACAAAATAACGTCAGAAGACCAGCCAGCCCCGGAGCTATACAAGGCATTCGGGGAACTTTCTAAATTAGCTGGTGTAATATGTAAATTTCCAGAAGAAATAACCGAAAGGATTAAGATAGAGGCTGTTTCTGTTAAAGAGGGTAAAAATGTCCTTGTAACTATTGATGCCTGTATTGTTCGTGAGTTTGGCTTGATAGAGATATCTTTTGGCACCTCTCATGCATCAGACAATTATTATAATCAGTCTTTGGATATTAAGTATCCATCAAAGTATCTTTTTGTACTCAACCAGATTTTTGAAGAAGCAAAGAGGTTTTGCAAAGGTCAAAGAGCGCAAATGTCTCTTTTTGAACCAGAAGAGGTGGCGTAATGAGCAAAGACGAACACAATATACAGGTAGCAATAGTTGAGTATATGACTTGGAAACGTATCGAGCATTTTGCAGTGCCTAATGGAGTGTTTTTCAACGCTGAATCTAAAAACAAGTCAGCTGCTTATATGTCAAGACTGAAAAAAGAAGGATTCCGGGCAGGAGTAAGTGATTTGGTGATACTTCTGCCGAAAAGAGTAGTATTTGCAGAGGTGAAAACTGAAAAGGGAAAGCAAAATGAAAATCAAAAGGAGTATCAACGCACAGTAGAAAAATTAGGTTTTGAATATTTGCTGTGGAGGTCACTGGATGATTGTATCAAGTGGCTCAACAACCAAGGAGGGAATAATGATAACGGCAACCGGATATTACAGCGGAGAGAAGACCGCAACACAAGAGACATGGAAGAAACTAAGGATTGAGTATTGTGTCGCATGTGACAGGAACAGAAAAGAATGTAATGGCTGTGTGCATTACAAAGAAGCGTTTGAAAAGAAAGGGGAAAATTGATGTCAGGGATAGATAGGCATAAAACTCCGCATCTGGTTGAAGCACACCAGGAAGATGGATTCCAGGGGATGGAAAGAGAGGGGGAAATTGATGGGAAGTAAAAGCAGTATTGAATGGCTAGAAGGAGGGTCGACTTGGAACCCTGTTATGGGCTGTTCTCCTGTTTCGGATGGATGCATGAACTGTTATGCACTGAATATGATATCCAGGTACCGGGGATTGAAAGGATGGCTTGATCTATCCTGTAAAGTGCAAACATTCCCGGAACGACTTCAGCAGCCGTTGAAGTGGAAGAAACCACGAAAGATATTTGTCTGTAGTATGAGTGATTTATTTCACGAGGATGTGCCCAATCAATTTATCTGTCGAATTTTTGATGTTATCGAGAAATGCCCACAGCATACATTCATTATCCTGACCAAACGGCCAGAAAATATGTACTGGCAGTTGGTTGAAAATAGTCCCTGTGAGTACCCCATACACTTTGACGATATCACCGGAGTACCACTGCCAAATGTCTGGCTGGGAGTAACAGCAGAGAACCAAGAGCAAGCCGACAAGAGGATACCAACATTGCTACAGATACCGGCTGCTGTCAGATTTGTACTGTGGACTTAAAGTGATAACGATAGATAATGAAGAACCACAGGCAGAAAAATATATGAATGGAGATTTGGCAAGGGAAATAAGGAATGGAGGTAGTAACGATGGAATAATAGCATGGGAAGCAGACCAGAAGATTGCCGCAATCACCGCAGCCATCCAGCAGACAGAGCAACGTGTCAGGCAGGAGATGCAGGGGGAGAGTATATCAGCCGTAGCCGATTTTTTAAGTGAGACCGGGCAATGCAATAGTCAGTTTGACTACATGCTTTGCGATGGAGGAGATTGTGACGAGTGTTGGAAGAAATACCTACAACAAGCGGAGGTGGTTTAGCATCAGCAAAAATGACCACTGAAATAGCCAAAATACGCAATGAAAGGGGAATAGTGGGATGATTTACTGTGATGATTGCGGAACGAGATTTTCTAGCGGTATTTGCCCCAATTGCAAAGAAGAGCTTTATATCTTTGAGACTCAATATGAAGACCTTCCAGAGACTCTATCACAAGAGTTTATTAATAAAGTAAAACAACAGAAAGCGGAGGTGAAGTGATATGGGGGAAAAAGAAATCAAGCTTTTAAAAAACAATCAAAAAAAAGACCTAAAAGACATTGAGTGGGTTGATGAATTTTATGAATTTTTGCAGGGAAACATCCCGGAAGGCATTTATTTAGCACGTCACAGCAAACCAAAACTTACACAGAAGAAAGCATTTGCGATAATCTGGTATCTTCAGGAACACTTTTGTATTCTCCCTGACAATATCGAAAGATGTGATTATTGCGGAGGGTTATATGATAGTAATTCTGAGGGAGGTTACTGGGAAAGCAAAGGGAACCATTTCTGTAGCGGGTGTGCCGATAACGTCCCGCACAACTACGACAGGGGAAAAAGATAGAAAGAGAAGGTGAGTGATTATGTTTTATAAAGCTTGGAAAAACGAGAAGGGTGTGATTATCAATTATAACTCGATGTCGGATACATATGTTAGAAGTTGTAAGCAGTTTTGTCGGAAACAGGCAATAGGATTTATTAAGTATTATATAGATTTTACGATTATGCAAATAAAAAGAAAGCGAGGGAATGTATTATGAAATTATCTGAATTTAAATTAATTAAGAACCGGCAAAGACCTGATTTTTGTTATTCATACGAAAAAAAATCATGTAATAAAAAATATACAATATTTACCATGAATGGCGGGGTACCATATCTTGCGTCAATTGAAGAAATGCGTATCGATGGACGTTACTACACTGAGTTTTCAAAGACATGCAAAACAGTAGAAGAGTGTCTAGAGGTATTTGAAAAAGAAAGCGAGGGAGATAGATGAACAGGGATGAACTGATAAGCAAAATTAAAACGATAATGAAGTCTCCGTGTGAACATGTGAAAAACAAAAAAGATAATGATGTTCTTGAATTATTGATGAAAAATATTGATTGCGCTGAATGCAGAATAAACAAAATTGTGCTAACCATTGAAACGTATGCGGAATCTCTGCCGCTATGCACACGATGCAAAAACGGTATTCCAGAATCAAGCCAGTGTTATATAGGAGGATGGGACAAGTGCAAAAGCAAAAAGTTTCTGTTGAAAGGCGGTGAGTAGGTTGGATGAAGGTTGTTATAAATAGATTAATAGCGAATATCTCAATATAGGGGGTAGGATATGAGTTTTAGCATAGATGGCCACGGATTGAGTGTATTTAAGCGGTGCGAAAGAAAACGTGAAGAAGATGTGACCGATCGCCTGATAGAAAACAACACGATATCCAGATACGGGGTTATAGTTATCCGTAACATCATATCAAGTCCAACCGTCAACCTGGTAAGTATATATGCAGAACTTGGCCTAAGTATTAAGCAGAAAGAACGACTCCTGGACTTAATCACAACATCGAAACTATCAGAACCGGAAAAGAAAAAAATAATTAAATTAATCGATAACAGCCGACTGAAAAAGTATTACAAAAAGCCATAAATTAGGCACAAACAACCATAAAGGGTTATCATAGAAGTATGAACAGGTATCCAAAAATGTACAGCACAAACCATAAATTGCAACAAATCCTATATATGGATATGAACTTCCAAGGCTACGGAATTATCAGAATTAGCTTCAGTATGAATTGAGTATAGGAATATAAAATGAAATTAACACAAAGATGGATAAGGTTTGCAAGTAGCTTAAAACAAAAGAGAGGGATGGTTTGTGAGCTATGTAAAAAAAAATATCACAAAAAGTCAGAAATAGTTTGCCATCACATAATACCTATGAAGATTATTAAGCATGATGTGGAGATGATATTTGATGAAAAAAACATTCAAATACTTTGCAACGAATGCCATTCTGCTGTGCATGGGTATACCGGTACAGCAAAACTCATAGCAGAAAAACAGAACATCGGCGGTCCAATGCATTCCGGAGCATCTTATGTGATGCAAACCCTACGGAAAATTGAAAGGAAAATTTATGGATGAAATACAAAACCTGATAAATATTCAAAAAGAACGGCTGGAAATAGCCTTAAAATGGGAGAAAGATAAAGGGATTGTTGTGCCGGAAACATCGACAATCATAAATTGCATACTGAAGTTACAATCATTAAGTCCAGGATCTGAATTGACGCCGAACACGGAGACAGAGGGAAAAAATAAAGCAGCTACTGACGATATGGATTATTGGAGTTAATATGCCAAGAGTCACAAAAGCTAACATTAATAAAAAAAAGTTGCTCGATGCTCTTGAAAAAACACTAGGAGTCGTCACCACGGCATGTTCACTTGCTGGGATATCACGCCATACATTTTATGCGTATTGTAAAAAAGATATAAAATTCAAAGAAAAAGTCGAAAGCATCGGGGATATAGCGCTAGATTTTGCGGAGACTCAATTATATAAAAAAATTAAATCTGGAGATACAGCAGCAACAATATTTTATCTGAAAACAAAAGGTAAAAAGCGAGGATATATTGAAAGTCTCCGCAGCCGTCCTGATGATACGCCGACAGACACGGAAAAGAAGTTTGTTTTTGGGGAAGACTAGAGTTTATTATGATAATTGCATAGAGCAATAAAACCGGTGTTAAAATGAGGGTACGCCACCGGGGGAATACAACCAGAAAGGATGATAAAATGTATAACGTAGTATTGAAGGTTGACCAGGAGACAGCGAGAAAGCAGTTTTATGATGATATCCCGGTGAAGCTGGGAGATACGGTTGTAGGGGTTGGCAAGATACAGGCACGTAGTTTTTATGTTACCGGTGATTGTGAAATCGAGGCAGAAATACATATTGCCCCGGCGCATGAAAGTATAGTAGCGCCAAAAGTGATGTCGTCCGGTATCGGAATATTAGAACCGGTATTTAAAGAATAGGGGGTGAGGAGACATGATACAGGGATATAACAATAAGGCGATTATGAATAACGTAGAGTATACAGGATATGGTGTGGTCTTGGATAGTAGGTCAAATAATAAAGGAATATGCCATGCTTGCAATGCTGCTATTACTGGACTTTTTGTTGAGTATCATGGCGATCTTTATCACCATGAGTGCTTTGTAACTTATATGAGCAGGGGAATAGATGCAAAAGGATTTGAACAGCAGTATCCTGAAAAACAACCACAATCTTAAATAACCGCTGACTGTTAGCGAAACGCACAGAGGCACATATTGCCGGGTAACTCCGGGTATGTGCCTTTTTTATTGGAGAAAAATATGGGAAAACTGGTTACTGTTGAGTTTAAAAAGAAAATGGGCGGGCACGATAAACAGGAACGTGTGTACCGGGAAACCTGCCCCAATATTCTTATCAATGCAACCAGGCGTGGCGGCAAAGATTATGTTGCTGCCCGTAAAGCAGTAAAAAATATATTCAAAGACCTGGACTCTGGAAAGGGCCGGGAAATCCACAGCTGGCGTGATGATATCCCAAAGCTGCATTACTGGGCAATCGGGCTGACATACAAGCACGCAGATATTCTGAAACGTTATATCATCGAAATTCTGCTCAAGATGGGAATGCGCCGTGGAGTTGATTTCACCTATGACGCATCGAATAAAAAGTTATGGTTACTGCACTGGGATGTATTAATCGAATTCAAAACTTCCGAACGTCCTGACCTACTGGTCGGGGAGGGTGTTGCCGGTGCGTTGTGTACTGAGGTGGCCCGTTGGAAACAATCTGTATGGTTTGATAATGTGCAGGCGGCTCTAATGGATAATGACGGTTGGGCCATTATGACCACTACTCCGAAAGGTAACAACTGGGTATATCACCAGATATACAAAGTGTGTATTGACGGTATCACGAGAGAACCGGTTGATGATGAAAGATGCGATACACGGCGGTCATGGGTGTACTACCACTGGACGTTCAAAGAACAAACGATGATTAAGGGGTTTTTAGAACGGGTTCAGGCCCTTGAAAAGATAATGCCGCCGGAAGATTTTGCACGGAACTTCCTGGCAGAGTGGACTAACTATGCAGGACGGGTGTTATCCGGGTTCACTGATAGCAATCTTGTAACAGAGTTTGACGCTACTGCATACCGGTTTGTATTCGGAGGGTTTGACAGCGGGCATACTCACAGAGCCGGTATTGTGGTTGTCGGCGTAACGTATGATTGGCAGGTGCATGTATTGGAGGCTATTGGCGAAAGCGGCCTGATGTTCATGACCGAGAACAAAGAAAAAAGGACAATGGTTTCAATTATCAGGGAGCTGCAAAAGCAGTATAAGTGTGATATGTGGTATACGTCCCACGAACGACCGGAATCAATCAAGACGCTGAAAGATGTCGGTATCCCGGCCCGTAGCTGGATGAAATCGGAATATACAAAAAATGAGGGTGTAGAACAAGTAACTTCTAAGGTGCTTGCCGGATTCCAGTTTGTGAACCGGCTGCTGTATTCCGAACGAATGAAACTGAAATACAGCCATAAAGAGCTAATCAACGATTGCAATAACTTCATGTACAAGGAAATGCCTGATGGTGGATATAACGCTGAAAAGCTGGTGGATGAATACAATGACGTTGCCGATGCTCTCAGGTATGCGGTATGGAGCAACAAGAAAGTTCGCAGAGAAATTAATAAGCTGATAGCATACGTGGAAGATATTGACGATGAGTTTGACGATGATGCTGCATAGAGCAAATTTGTATCAAAATTCAATTCGATGTTAATATAAAAATAGATAACAAGGGGAAAACATGGCAATACTGTCCGACATAAAAGATATAATAACCGCATATCGGGACATCCAAACCACAAAAACAGAGGTTCCCATCGGCACAAAATCAACCATATCTGAGACACCAGTCCAATTCCAAAATAGAATGTTTGGCGACACAAGAGCCAACACATATGAGCTTCGGTCATCAAAACAGTTTCTTGATGCTTACCGAGGCATTAGGTACGTTGGTTTCTGCACTACTCTCCGGGCTGACGAGATAAGCAGGGTTGATTATGGTATATACCAGAACGATAAGGAAATTACCGGGTCCAAAGCTGCTGAACTGTTTAAATATCCGTATGGCAAGACACAGAAGAATGTACGGTATAGGCATCTAATAAGGACCGTTGTTAACCATCTGGATTTAGATGGTAATTTTTTTGCGTTGCTGGACCAACGGAACAAGCTGGCACGGAGAAAGGATACCCCATCAAATTTCCTTGTGTTTAACCCTGCTAATGTCGATGTAATTGACGAAGATGGGCGGGTAATTAGAGCATACGACACAAACGCCGGGACGCGGATAAGCATGTATCGGGTGGATGGGTTTGAAGGTGGCACAATTAATATACCGACTGAATACATGCTGCATATTAACGCCGGAAGTCCGTACAATATGCTGCGTGGTATGGGAGTAGTACAGAAGAATGCGCCGAGTTTGGAAGTTGACCGGATTCAGTATTTGTTCGATAAAAGCTTTTTTTCTACCGGACCAATCGTTAAGATGGTTATCACGGACCCGAATGATGAAGTGTTGTCGAGTGATAGACCAAGGGTGAAAGCTGAAATCAGGGAAGAATACGGGAATGAAAAAAACCAGATTATGATGTTACCTTCAGGGCTGAAAGCGGAAGCTATCAATCTTAATTATTCTGAATTGGAAATGGCTAACCGGCTGCTGAGTACCAAAGAAGATATTCTAATGTTTTTTCGTATTCCACGCAGCAAGGCAGGACTTGAAACACGGTTTGCAACGAAAGAGCAGGAACAGATTGAGTGGGAATCCGTACTTGATACAATTTTTTCGTTCATTGAAGAACCGTTTAGCCAGGTTGTTGAAATGGTTGATGGCTCGGGAAAATATTTCATGTTCAAACGCCGCCAGACGATTGATACTGATAAGGCCATTAAGATGAACGAGTCAGGCATCAAGCACGGGTACATGACACCGCCGGAAGCACGGGAAAACATCGGTATGGCTCCTGATGAAAACTGCCCGAAAGGGTACCGGTCAATAATGAACGTCGTCCCGATAGAAGAAACAAGCAATAATCTCGGCACTGAATCAGGGAAATCAGCATATGGATGTAGTCATGAGGAAGTGACCGGAACAAAGTCTGATGACCAGAAAATGCTTATTCACAAATGGGCGCACAAGACAAAGACAAAACGCATTCAGCCAAAGATTGTTGAAGGGCTGAACGAATATTTTAAAGCACTGAAAGAACGAGTGCTGACCGGACTAGAAAAGGATGCCGGGCTATATCAGTCTAAGGGGCTGAATGTTGGAGATTTGTTTAATGATGCGGAGGAGCTTGGCCAGGCACGAAAGAATGCAGTTAAGTTTTTTACATCCGGGCTGACAATATCTATTGACGATGTTAACGGGATTTTTGAAACTACCGTGGAGACAGGGACGCAGAGCGTAGAATTTCGTTTGGTGGTTGAAAAGCTGGCCCGAAACTACACTGATAAAACCCTGAACACCAGAAAGAACGAGATTAAGCAGATACTGAAACAGGCTATGGATGATGGAATGTCTATGAACGATGTTAAGTTGGCAATAGAATCGCACTTTGAAACACTGACAAAATCCGAGGGTTGGAGAGTCTTGCGAATAGCCCGTACTGAATCGTCTAACGCTTGGGATGCAGCTGCAAAAATTGGTTATACCGAATTGGGCGTGAAAAAGTTTGATGTTATCGGTTGTACAGCGGTGGAAGATACTCCGGAAGGACAGAACTGCAACCGGAAGAATATTCCAATGGCTGAATGGGATACGATTGTATTTCATGTTAACCATACCGGGACCAGAGTACCGGCATAAAGGAGCGAATAATGAACCTTACTGAAGCACTGAGCGAACAGAAAAGCATAGCATACCAGGAAGCCGGGAAGATAGGTAACTTACTTGGAATGCAGTTTTATACCATTAACCTGCAGGTAAAGGTCCAAAACGGGAAAATAGTACACAAGCAGATGGAGTACTTGGAAACAGAAAAATAATTAAATAACCGCTGACTATAAGCATAAGCATAGAGGCGACTTTCTAACTGGTAACGGTTTGGATGTCGCCTTTTTTATTTTAACCGAAAGGATATGGATAATGCCAAACAAACCGATACAAGACAATAAGATTCTGGAGCAGATGAGCGTACACATCAAGGATTTAGCAGGCGATTACATTCAGAAAAACAATCTTATGGATGCGTACAACCAGAAAAAGATAGCCGTGGTTCAGGAGTTCAACACACTGTCGTATAAGGGAATGGAAGATAATGACGGGCTGCAGCGTATTTGGATTGAAGGCTATCTATCAACATTCAAGAATTCGGACCGGGCATCAGATGTTGTGCATGAGAACGCATTTAACGACACGCTAACTGATATATCAAGCAGGGGAATGTTTCCGCTACTAAAAAACCATTGGCCTATTACTGAATGTCAGCTTGGGGCATGGACAGAATTCAAGGTTGATTCTGTCGGTCTGTGGGTAAAGGGTTACATCATTATCGATGAAGAATCCCGGCACGAAGTCAACTTAATCAAAGCCGGTGCTCTTAACACGCTCAGTATGGGCGGTATCTTTGTATATGACCATCAACGGGATGAACAGGGGAACTATGTCATCCTGAAAGTTATTTTGCTGGAAGGGTCAATAGTGACGATTCCATGCAACCCCAAAGCTACGTTCACGATGAAATCTTTCAGTCTCGGTGAAAAATTCCATGAAGTAGGCGAAGTGCCGAACAGTGGAAAAGTATCGGAAGAAAAGAGCCTGGAGGAGCAGAAACAAGAAAAAATACAAATATGTAAAGGAGTGTTCAAACAATGAACGAAATCTACAAAAAAGCACTTGAGCTTTTGAGAGCAGGAAAGAAAGGCGACGAAGTGACAGCCGGTATTCTGGAAGCATATCCGGATACTAAGTCAGAAGACATTATTAAACAGGGCGCACTTGCACAGAAAGCGTATGAAATCGAAGTACAGCAGAAAAAAGGCGAACAGGAAGAAGCGCAGAAAAAGGCACTGGAAGAGCAGGCAAAAAAGCTGGCTGAACAGATGCTGGAAAGCATGGATGAAAAGAGCCTGCTTGAGAAATTCAAGAAATCTGGCGATATCGTTATCAGCAACGTAAAAGAGTCAGAGCATTACTGGATGAAGGATGCGGCTGATGTTATTCGGACCAGAACAAAGAAAGAGTTGTCAGAAGATGATAAGCGTTTTCTGAATGACCAGAGAGAGAAAAATGACAAGGTTGCTGAACAGAAGTATGGAATTAAAGCCAGTATGCGCGGTGATAGCAACACTGACGGCGGGTATCTTCTCCGTCCTGAGTTCGATATGGAAATCGACAAGAAAGTACTTGCTAACTCTGAACTGATTAATGAAATGACAATCAGGCCTGGGGATGACAAGACTCTTATTAACTCCATTACCGGACCTCTAGAATTTGCATACCGTGCTAATCAGGAAACAGCGTTTGGTACTGACACGCTGACCACAGCACAGCAGGAACTTTTGTACCGTGAAGCCGGCATGATTATCCCTGTTTCCAAGTATTTGTTTGAAGGGTCAGAGTATAACCTGATTTCTGAGCTTATGGAATTTATGAAGGATGCAAAAATCAGGCTGATTGAACCGCTTGTATGTTCTTACAGCGTGGATGTTGATGGAGATCCGTTTGACGGTATCAGGTTTCATACCGGTGTTGTTGCCTACAACATTATTGATGCCAACGGCGCAACCGCTGACGCTGACCTGACAAATATGTACTTGCAGGCAGCACCGGAAACAAGGGCAATGGGTGTATTCATGATGGACGAAAGGGAAATCATGCTGCTGGCGTCCGTGAAGGATGTTAACGGAAACCCGAAAAACCTTGTACTGGAAAACAACGGATGGAAGCATAAGGCAACTGGAAAGAGAATCATTTCAGTTAACAATCTGCCGAGGACACTGAACAGCACCACTGACCACAGCACCGGTACTGATGTATTTGTAGCATTTGGCAACCTGAAAAGGTACAGATACTACGAATACGGCGGCATGGATATTGCCCGGTCTGATGAAGTCTATTGGACATCTGCACAGGTTGGTATCAGAGCAATTATCAGAAACAAGGCAGGCATCCCGGCTAATAGCAGAGATAGTTTTGTTGTGGCTATCGGAGCAAAGAACACAGCAATCACACAGTAGTTATTGATTAAGTAAGGGCCGTGACGTTTTATTGCGGCCTATAAGAAACAGGAAGGGGTTATTAACATGGCATTTGACCAGAATATAACAAAGATGGCGAAGAAGAAAATTGAGATGAAGGAAAAGGCCAAGGCTGACCTTGATGCCAAAAAGGAACAGGCTGAAACAATCCGGAACAGGCAGGAAGATGCAGTCGGGAAAAAAGCAGTACTGAAGTATTCCTATCAGGACCAGTCCACCGGGGAAATGATTGATGCAGGAACTGAAATAACAGTGACTGACGAAACAAAGCATCTTGTTTTTCTTGAAACTGTCAGAACTGTCAAAGAGGCTGAGTCTGATGTGAAGGAAGCAAAAAAGAAAGCTGAAAAGCCATCTGCATAATGCAGGGTGGTTAACTACTTGAGGAAGGGATAAATCAATGAACATACTTGGATTTAAAAAAGGATTTGGAATGATTGTAGAGCTATTTCTGATAATGGCTCTGATGGTTGTTATGGGTAGTTTCTGCGCTTCATTTGCTGCGGTAAATACCACAATGGATTTCAACGCATCCGGAACAGCGGCGACAGTGAATATCGCTGCACGGTCAGGAATGAGCGTTTCGGTACTGGATATACTGGCATATTCTGACCTGTCTACCAGTGAGATAGCAATCTATCAGGGAGCCGCAGCCGGGACCACTACGAATTATACGCAGATACATACACTGGATTGCGGTGACGCTACAAAGCAGTATTCAGCTACAGAAAAAAGGCATCTGTACAAGCTGCCTAAAGGGTATCAGGCACGGTTAGTTGTTGACTCTACAACCCGGAATGCACTGGCTGTTAACTGGACGTATGACGAAAATCTACCATGACATAAGTAATTGAATATATTTTAAGTAGGGGCTGGATTCCCGGCCCCTATTATCAACAAGGAGAACAACACAATGAAAAAAATTACCAGCGTATTAATGATTATGGCGGTGCTGGCTCTAATAATTAATGGGCTGGCATTTGGGGCGTTTCCGACGCAGACTCCTAAAAAGATTACCAAGGGAGCAACTACAGATACAAACTGGATATACATCACACCAACAAAAAATGCAGTGTATGCAGAGGTATACACACAATATAGCGGGGCAATAGCTTTTAAGGTTGGCAGTGACTGGACCGTGCCAACCGCAAACGGGGGGCGCAAGCTGTTCGGTTTAGCAGGATACAATGACAGCTTTTATCTCAAAGGAGTTACATCAATCGGGATAAAAACAGACGTAACCGGCAATTATGAGGTAATAGAATATGTCCAGTAAGCTATTAACATCATTGTTAGTCGTTATGTTGCTAAGTGTATCCGGTATGGCTGACACAAAGCTGTATCCTTTTGATGGTGCATCGCTAGGCTATTCAGCGTGGAGATACAGCGGCAACAGCAACGCATTATACGACCGCACCGGCACACCACTTACCTTCACCGGTGGACAAAGCGGAGCCTTCAACGGCACGACCTCTACCTCAACAATACCGAAGACGCACGGTAGGCTGGTGTTTCAGGGAGGGATTACTCCAACTTATTCACAAGTAGCTGCTAATTGGGTGATTGCTCCTACATCGGCAGTGAATATTAACTATTTCCTGGAAACGAGCGCAGACGACAGCACAGCACAGGCACTACTGGCGAATCCCCGGAGTGCAATCGGCAGGGCAGACAGCATACTTTGGTTGTGGAATCCTGTGTCTTTGGCATACCAGAACACAAAAACAGGCGCATTGTCCAGTACTGCAAATGTAACCAACACCGCCACAAACGGTACGCCCCTGTGGAATATGTACTCTGCTGGGTGGATTGGTATTAGGTTAACGGGGAGTGAGTATATTAATTGTGGCAATATAGCAAATTTTTCTGGAAACGAAATTACTATATTCGTTGAATTTAAAGCAAAAAAAGATGTTCTTGAAAGGTATTTGTATGCAAAAAATTCTTATAATCAGTATAAGCTAAGTCACTTAACTTCCGGGAAACTAAGAGCATCAATAGGAACAAGTACACAAGTTTATGATTTAGATTCAACAAAAGCATTAGTAGATGGTGATGTTTACATTTTTGTTTTTGTTTATAACGGTGCAAATATACAAATGCACATCTATAGTGATGGGGTCCTGTATGATACATCTGCAAAAATAGCAACTGGTAACATTAACCAATCTTCTAATAATCTATATCTAGGCTGGGGAGGAGCAACTAATACAAATTATTTGGATACAATATATAGTTTCCTTCTCTACCCCCGAGCCATGAGCGATGCGGAAATTAGGCACATGACCGAGTTTTTGCGGGGAGGGAACTAAGGATGACACTCAAAGTATATGCAACACTAACAGATTTTCAGCAGCGTACCGGACGGACAAAAGAGGGGGCAAGTGACCCCAAAAAGGCGACAATAGAATCAGCACTGGCTCAGGCAAGCCGGATGATTGATTTTGCTATTACTGGGCGTGAAGATATCGCAGTATATGACGTTACAACGCTTAACGCAGAAAAAGTGATATACAGCATGGGAATGTCAGCGAACGGCCTTCAGATGGATTATACTGGACGTCGAATCGTGTTCCCGGGGCCTATCATCAGCATAACAGAAGTTAAGAACAATAATGTAACAATCACCGAGAATATCGATTACATCGTAGCACACAATTACATTCAGTCTGTTAGCTCTTTCACAGACGACTATCAGTACGGGGTTGCTATCACTGGTTCATTTGGATACGCAACTGTACCTGATAATATCGTTGCTTTGTGTGTCACCATTGCAGAAGTCTTGAGCGGCCTTGGAACCAGAACATACATTGATGCTATGGGACAGAAGACAGACGTCACCCGGGACAATATCCCGAAATATGTATCCTATGAATTACGGAAAAGGAAGATGAAAATTGTCTAATCAGGATATGCTAAGAGTATCTATAGAATCAGAGAAAACGGCTGCTTTTCTGGCACAGGCTCCGGCAAAGTTGCTGCCACTACTGGAAAAGGACATTAACGAAACAACCATCTTTGCATTGCGCAGGACCAAGGAAACTGTCAGACGGCGCAGCGGTAATACTGCCAATAGTTACCGTGACAGGAAACTTGGCAGGTTGTCAAAAGAAGTATATTCCACACTGGCGTCTGCGAAAGCGTTGGAAGATGGTAGCAAGCCTCACGTTATCAAACCGAAGCCGGGACGCAAATACCTGACAATACCACTTAATGACAGCGTATTAACCAGCACAAAAGCGCAGATAAAACGCTCTGCAATTTCTAAGTTTTGGCGGGTAGTCAAACAGGCACAGAAGGACGATTTTTCACCGTTTGAAGCTTTCCAAATAGCAGCACAGGAATCCGGTGTTGCAATGGCAAAGAAAGTAAACCATCCCGGGTTCAAGGGAACAAAAGACATTGCAAAGCGGGTTGTTCCTGGTGTGTCAAAGTACCTACAAAACAAAGTTGAATTGTCTATTAGAAAGGTTATGTGATGGGCGTATACGTTAATCTAGCTAACGAAGTTTATAACCGAATCTATACCGCACGGGAAGCGCTGGACATTCAGCATCTTGATTTCGGCATGGGAACTCAAATACTCCAGATAGATGATTACCAGTCCGTAGTTATTGAACTGGACATACAAGAACTGGGCGAACGGGCAAGAAACAATCAAAAGTCTGGTGATGTGTCGTTTACTATTTATACCAGATACGGGTTGTCCGACACGGACGAAAACAACCTGTATTTCAATATCGATACCGAAACCGGCTGGTTGTACTGGATGGAGAAATTCCTTGATGTACTGGAGAAAAACACTGCCGGCCAAATTGACCCACAGATGGCAGGATATGCCCGGGAATCAATCAAAATCAGGGTTGAAAATCCTGAAAAGTATCAAGATAGTCTGATAACTCCGGTTATCGTTACGGCACCGGCGCCGTATTTTACTATCGGAAATAGGCAGGGCGCATAATGCGAATGACGCTTGACCAGATGCAAACATACTATGACAGGCAGATAACCAGGTTGCAGAATGATGTAACCTTACGGCTGTCATATCCCCGGCAGTATCAGAGGACCATACAAAAACTGGTAGCCGACAAACACAGCCTGGATACTATCAAGGCGATACTGCCAAAACAGCTTGTTAATGCGTCAAAGAATATTGAAATTGAATATGGTGACCTTAAGGATTTGCTTGGCAGGTGGAAAGCAAAAACGGCTATAGCGGTGAGTTTTGGACCCTCACTCCGGAACAACATTGATGAACTGATACGAGTCAAGGATAAGTACAAAATCATTGCAGTGGACCGTGGGTATCGGTGGCTGGACGAAAAAGGGATAGTTCCGGACGTGGTATGCACCTGTGATGTGAATATATCTGCTCAGCATATACCGGATGTGGTCAACGAAAACACTATACTGATAGCGCATGTCGGAGCAAATCATGAATACGTAAGTGAATTTGTGAAACGGGGCGGGAAGAAAGTATATTACTTTGTATCAGCCGAGCGGTTCAAAAGCCATCTGGCTATTATCAAACATACCGGCATTATTGATGTCATTAATTTTGGCGGGTGTGTTGGCAACTGCCTGATTACCGTTGCACTGGATATTTTTGGAGTAAGAAAACTGTTACTTGCCGGGTATGATTACAGCTTTTATCGTGACCGGTACTACCCGGATACTGATGCAATGCCACAAGAAAACGCAACGCCGACAAAGGACATTAACGGCAATGATGCCTTGATAACCTTCAACCTCTATCAATATGCCCAGTATGCAGCGGATTATGTAAACCATAAACAGGCTCATGACAAAATTGTTAATTGTACTGGCGGGGGAATCTTTGATATCCCGCTGAAAGATTCTTTAAGCAAATACTGAAAGGCAGGTGAAAACAATGGTGAAAATTATTCTCACAAAATATTGTCAGCCGAGAACGATAGAGGACATAGGACGAAAAGCATTCCCGAATATTCCGATAGATGTACCGGAAAGGATTGTACATAGCCTGCTTGCTCAGGGGTTCGAACTGGTGAAAGAGGACGCACCGGCAGAGGTGCAGGAAGTAACGGAGATTGTGGAAGAATCTCCGAAGAAAAAACGCAAAGCGTAAAGGGGTAATTAGTATGTTGTATGTAATCGATGGCGAATTGGTTCAGGCAATGCACGGAGACTTAAAAGAGCTACCATATAAAACATCGAATTGGATGATAAGCGCACTGGCTAAACTGCTAACACTGGACCAGTTCCAGGCAGAACAGTCCGCAAAGGAAGCACAGAAACAGGCTGAAAAGAAGCCGGAACCGGTTGTTGAACCGGAAATAAAAGAGGAATAAAGGGGGTTGTTATCGTGACCAGATATGTTGAAGGTAGAGAGGGATTTATCGGCGTAGGGAAACAGACAGCATTATTGACTGCGGTTCCATCTACTCATTTCATGACAGTTAGGCCGAGTGTAGATTATAAGCTGCAGGAACCTGACTACAATTATATTTCTGATGGTATCAGAAAAAACAGAGGGCAGCAGATAAGTGTAAGAGGTAGAAGACAGGCAGGTGGTTCTATTCCTGCAATAATGATTCCGAATGAGCTTACCAGCGGTATAGGGTTTGCTTATCTGTTGGGAAACAACAACGCGGTTACAGGGAGTGCCGGAGTTGGTTTTCTGCATACGTTTGATGAGCCGACAGAATTAGCACCGTACCCTGAAAACGGTTTTACACTGGAAAAGTTTCTGGGCGGTCCTGATGCCACACTTAACCATAAGTTTGTAGGTAATTTCATGACTGGTGCAGTGTTCACTTTCCCAGAATCAGGGGAATGCACTGTTGATTATACCGGCATTGGTATCAAGCAGGAACTTAGCGGAACACTGGGTTCTCCAACCTATGGAGAAGATCAGGCGTATGAGGGCTGGATGGTGAACGTGGAATTGGGTGCTGATATAGATAACACTGCTGCAATCGATTTTATTTCCGGTTCTTTGAACATCCAGAACGGCGTCGAACTGGTCCCGGACAGACAATCAGCAACACAATATTTTTCCGGTAGAACACTTGGTGACCTGATGGTTGATTTTGATTTCCGGTTTTCACTGAAAAACGATTTGACCATGTATAACTACTGGCTGAATAAAACCCGGGCCGCTATGAAAATCAAGTTAACGCATACCCTTCTTGCTGGAACTGACAGCGGCGTTCATTCAACGGAATTCTGGTTGTATGAAGTCGAGTTTAAAAGTGGTCCTCCTGAGCTTAATTCAGCAAACAGGTTAACAATGGATTGTTCTGTACATGCGTACCGGAATGCTACGGCAGGTAAAACAATCACAATCAAATCAAAGAATAGCGAGAGTGGCGTTTATGCCGTCTAAATTGCAACCGGTTATTTTGTGGGGTGGATTTTTTGTCCTGGCACTGAGTAAGGGACTCGTGCCGGGAATCCTCTATTTTGCGGTATGTCTGTTAGTTCTTACTCTGTGGAACATGTGGAAAATTCGCACTGTTCAGCATGTATCTATGTTTTGGAAATATAAGAAAGATAAATGGCATAAATCATGGCAGAACAAAAATCGTCAATAATTGTAGAGCTTGTTGATAAGTTCTCCAAGCAGATGGATACCGTTAGCGGTAAGTTTGGCACGTCTATAAAAAACATGCTGACATCGAGGCTGTCGATTGCTGCTTTGTCGGCTGCTGTTGGTGTAGCAATATTGGATTTTGCCAGGTTCGAAACCAAAATAACAGACGTTGTTAATTTGTTCAACGGTTCCCGGGAAGATATCAAAAAATATGGTGATGCTGTCCTTGATGTATCAACCAGAGTACCGCAGGCAGTAGATGATTTGTCTTCGGCGTTGTTTGATGTGGTATCGGCTGGAGTGGACGCTAAAGATGCGACAATGTTTTTGGAAGAAGCCGCAAAACTGGCAACGGCAGGTGTAACGGATACTAAGACCGCAGTTGATGGATTGACCAGTGTAATTAACGCTTATGGTATGAGGGCCGATGAAGTAACCGACGTGTCGGATAAATTCTTTATGGCCCAGAAATTCGGCAAAACCACCATTGCCGAGTTGTCCGGGGCGATTGGTAAGGTTGCGCCGATTGCATCAGCTGCAGGGATTAGTCTTGATGAATTATTAGGCACTGTCTCAACCTTAACTCTTAAGGGATTAGGTACTGCGGAGGCTGTTACTGCTGTCAGGGGTGCAATATCGTCGATAATTAAGCCGACTAAGGAAGCGCAGGACTTGGCGGCAGGACTCGGAATACAGTTCAACTCTCAGTCACTGCAAGCCAATGGGCTGAACGGTGTACTTGAAGATGTGGTCAGGTCCACTGGCGGGAATAAAGAGCAGATGGCAAAACTGTTCGGACAGGTAGAAGCTCTTAACGGAGTCCTTGCGTTATCGGCAGACGGATTCCAGAAAGTAAAAGAAGTACAAAACGGGGTTGCTGAGTCTTTCGGTGCTACTGATGAAGCGTTTCAGATGCAGATGGATAATATGTCTGCAAAAATACAGATATTTAAAAACAATGTTGGCAGGCTATCAAAAGAATTCATCGAAAAATTAAGCCCTGCTGTTAACGGTGCTATTGATGTATTGAATAGGTTAATGGCTGTTATCGGTACACAGCAAAAGGAAGTTTTTACCACTGCCAAAATAAAAGAATACTATGATTATTTGTCGAAAAAAGATGAAGAAAGTTTGAAGCGGTATGGAGTTAACCTGGAGGAAAGAAAACAGCTTGCATTAGAAGAAGTGAACTGGCAGAAAGCACAGGCAGAAACATTTTCCGGGGATGCAAAAAAAGCAGCAGAAGAAAGATTAAAAACCGCACAGCACAACCTTGATAAGCTTAAAAAAGAGCAGACGTTATACCATGATTTTGTTGTCAAACAGAGCAAAGAAACTAATACAAAAATAATAACCGGTACTGAGCAGACAAATGGACAGATACAGGATGATACAAAAAACACTTATGAGAAAGTGAAGGATGAATATGATTACCAGTTGTCACTAATTAAAAAGACACGGGATGTTAATGCCAAAGAAGAAGCTGACTTACTGGAAAAACTTAGCAAAAAATATAAGCTGTCAGCAGATGAAAGAAAAAAACTTTTAACTGAAATAAATAATCTGTTGGCAAAACACCGGGACGAGCAGGAAAAGGAAGAGAAGAAGTTTCTTGAAGATGCAGAAAAGCAAAGAGAGCAGCACGAAAAAGATGTAATCGAGGCTGTAATTGATTCTCAGGAAGAACAGCTAAAAGCATGGGAAGATTCACAGAAGAAGAAAAAAGAACTTGAAGAAGACTTGTACAAAACCGGATACCGGTTTGCTGTAGATTATCGGGATGGTATCAAGGAGTTAATCAATACATCCTTTATGTCGCCGGATGGATTTCTAAAGGATATTAACTCAGGAATGAAGGGCCTTTTTGGGGATACTATGGGGTCGTTTGTGTCCGGAGCCGTTGGGGGTCTTATTACAACTGGGGTTACTTCCCTGGTGCAAGGGATATTAGGCAATTCTAAGACTAAAACTGTAGCAGATTTTGCGCAAGAATCGTTTCAGAAAATGGTTGATAATACAAACAGAGCACTAGATGAAATCGGCAAAGAACGAGATAAGGTAGAAACGCAGATAGATTTATTGAAAGAATTACAGTCGCAATTTGGCAATGATTATGTTATCCCTGAAAGATTTTTATCAGCGTTAGAACTGTCTTCAGGAACGACGATACAGCAAGGATTGAAAAAATTATTAAAAGACTTGCAGTCAGTAAACATAAAAGATATCGATACGTATAAAAAAGCCATTGCCGACGCTGAAAAGGAAATATCACAAAAACAGCCGGAACTTGAGGCCGGTATTCAACGACAAAAAGATTATAAAACTGCTAGAAATACTGGTGACTTAGCGGCATTTAATGAAAAATATGGAACAAGCTACTCCACGGCGGATGAAATACTCTATGGAGAAATGGGACTGCAAGCAAAGATAGTTGAGCTGCAAGGCACAATCCAGGGACTAAGAAATTTGATTGTACAGAACGAAAATCTACTTCGTCCGGCAGAGGAATTGCCGCTGGAAACATTACTAAACACTACCAGATTGGCAAAAGAGATTAACGAATTGTTGGGCTTGGATGCCGGTGCAGACTTGGATGTTCCGATGTTCGCCAACGGCGGGAGCATTAAGACCAACACGCCGACTGCAATAGTTAATAAGCACGGCTTGCAGGGTA